AGTATTAAGGATGTATTTTCAAAGCACGAAAAGATACTAATGGAGAAATACGGTGAAGATGCTGTAATAAACATTGAAACAGGAGAAATAACAAAAAAACAATAAAGCAAAATGGGAAAAATAAGTACATATACAGTTTTATCTACACCTACATTAAATGATAAATTAATTGGTACTGATGTAACCACAAATAATGAAACTAAAAATTTCTTAGTTAGTGATTTATTGGCTTTAGGTGTTGGCGGTACAGGAGCAACAGGTCCACAAGGTCCTCAAGGAATAGCAGGAGTAACAGGCGCTCAAGGAGTTCAAGGAGTAACAGGTATTCAAGGTTCAGTTGGCCCAATCGGTCCTGCGGGGTTAAATTGGCAAGGAACTTATTCTGCTTCAGGAACATATGTTCTAAATGATGCCGTTGGATTTGGAGGTGCTTCTTACTATAATATTTTAGCGTGTTCTTCATGTGCAGGTAATCCATCTTCAAATACTACAAATTGGGCATTGTTAGCAAATATTGGCGCAACAGGTCCACAAGGTCCTGCAGGTATTCAAGGCATTCAAGGTTTAACAGGAACACAAGGTCCTCAAGGAGTAACAGGTGCAACCGGTGCAACGGGTGCATCAGGAGCAAGTACAGGAGGAAACATTGGAAAACTACTTGGAGGAGGAATAGTTGTAGCAGAATGGGATGAAAGTGGAGTGGCTAAAGCTCTTGTAGCAAGTTTAACTAATTTATCTACAGGTCTTCAATGGACAGTAAATGCTCAAGACAGTAATTTAATAGGTACTACAGCTCAAAGTTTTTCAAATGGTTCAACAAATACTGATGCTATTATAACACAAACATTAGCTCCTGCTGCTAATACATATGCTGCAGGACTTGCAAGACTTTTTGCAGGTGGTGGTTATAACGATTGGTATTTACCTGCAGCTTGGGAATTAAATATGTGTAGCAATGCAGCAGTTATTGTTAATAGAGTTTTAGGCCAAATAAATGGGTTTTCAACTAATAGCGCCTATTGGAGTTCTACGGAGTATAATAACGTCACTGCTTTTACTTTTGACTTTAGTTCCATTCTATTAAGTTTTGACACTAAGGGCAACACAAACTATGTGCGTGCTGTTCGTATTCATAATATTTAGAACATGGAAATAAGAAAAATTTCTGTTGGGCCTGACTATAAAGGAGGTGCAATGCATTACATTGTAGGGCAAAAAGTTTTAAATGAAACGTATGAAATACATTTAATTAAACTTGAAGACTTCACTCAATCTATAAAAATATTCATCATAAACGAATTAAATGAGATTCTTTTATGGAAAGAATTTACACAAACTATTCCAATCTCTATTGAATACAATATATTTTATTAATGAAATCCCCATTTTATTTTATTGTTGAATCTTTAATAAATAAGAGGTACAACAATACAAAAACCATCAGTGGACTAGAAGTTATTACAAGTACATCTGAAGAAGACCATATATCTTCAAATAGATTTGCTAAGGTAATAGAAGTTCCATTAGGCTACAAAGGCCCGATATCTTCAGGCGACACATTGCTTGTTCATCATAATGTATTCAAGTACTATTATGACATGAAGGGAAATCAAAAAAGTGGCAAGAGTTTTTTTAAAGACGATAAGTTCTTCATTGAACCCGACCAATTCTATATGTATAAAAAGGATGACATATGGTATTCTTACGATAAGTATTGTTTTGTTAAACCAATAGATGCTATTGACTCTTATATAAAGAAACCATTTAGTGATGAGCCTTTAATGGGTGAGATGTTATATCCAAATGATTATTTAATTAGTAAAGGAATAAACAAGGGTGATATAGTATGCTTTTCACCCGACAGCGAATATGAGTTTACTGTTGATGATGTAAAAATGTACAGAATAATAGACAATCAAATAACAATGAAATTAAATTAATGGACACAAAAGAAATAAAACTAAAAATTATTGCGGCAGGTCACAAGGCAGTTGAGCAGTTAATAAAAGTCGCAGAAGAAAATATTATTAAAAAAGATTCTGATGACGAGTTGGCTGCAGATAGATTAAAGAACGCTGCTATGACAAAAAAGTTAGCGATATTTGATGCCTTTGAGATACTAAATAGAATAGAGCTAGAAAGAGAAGGTCTTGAGGCTTTAGAAAAGGGAGTAAGTAAAACAGATACTAAACAAGGGTTTGCAGAAAGACGGTCAAAATAACTTATATAGTATACAAAAAGATTTTGTATCACCATCTATACTGTCCAATAAAAATAGGGCAAGGTCTTGGATATATGGTTATGATGATAAGTACGACATAGTTGTTATATCTAAAAATGGACAGGTAGGTCAAATAGTAAATATATCAGGATTAAATATAGGACTTCCCCCTGTTCCCGAGAAAGTATATAAAAGAAGCGATAAAAAATCCGAGCAGCATTGGCAGAGAGAAGACTTACCAAGAGAGCTATCAAAGATACAATCAATTTTCCATTGGAATGAAATGCCATCGCAATTTAAAGATAGATTGGTAGACTACATTGAGAATGAATTTGATTATAGAGAGCGTGGCTTTTGGTTTATGAATAATGGCGAGCCAACGTATATTACAGGTTCTCATTATATGTACTTACAATGGGCAAGTATTGACGTTGGATATCCTGACTTTAGAGAAGCTAATAGAATATATTGGATTTATTGGGAGGCATGTCGTGCTGACAATAGGTCGTTTGGAATGATATACCTAAAGATAAGACGTTCAGGATTTTCTTTTATGGCATCTTCTGAATGTATAAATGTTGGAACTCTTGCAAGAGATTCAAGGGTTGGAATACTATCTAAAACAGGAGCGGATGCTAAAAAAATGTTTACAGATAAAGTTGTTCCAATTAATAGTAGGCTTCCATTTTTCTTTAAGCCAATTATGGATGGTATGGACAAACCAAAAACCGAGTTGTCTTTCCGTATACCTGCATCAAAGATTACAAAAAAGAACATGTATAATTCTGAGGAAGATACAATTGAGGGATTAGATACATCAATAGATTGGAAGAATACAGAAGATAACTCTTATGACGGAGAAAAATTATTATTTTTAGCTCATGACGAGAGTGGAAAATGGCTAAGACCAAATAACATTAAAGAAAATTGGCGAGTAACTAAAACTTGTCTTAGATTAGGTTCTAAAATTATTGGTAAGTGCATGATGGGTTCAACCTCAAATGCTTTATCAAAAGGTGGTAGTAACTTTAAAGATATCTATGAAGATTCTTCAGTACTGCATAGAAATGCAAACGGGCAAACTAAAAGTGGACTATACTCATTGTTTATTCCTATGGAATGGAATATGGAAGGATTTATTGACTTATATGGTATGCCTGTATTCAATGCTCCTGAAGAACCAATACTAGGAGTAGATAAAGTATTAATAAAGAATGGTGCTATTGATTATTGGGAAGCAGAAGTTGATTCATTAAAGAGTGATGCTGATGCATTAAATGAATTTTACCGTCAGTTTCCAAGAACAGAATCACATGCTTTCAGAGATGAAAGTAAACAATCGATATTTAATCTAACAAAGATATATCAGCAAATTGATTACAATGATTCAACAATAAGAGAACACCACACCACTCGTGGTAGTTTTCATTGGAGAGATGGTGTACAAGACTCAAAAGTTGTATGGACACCTGACTCTAGGGGTAGATTTTCTGTGAGTTGGATTCCAAGTAAATCAATACAGAACAATGTATACAATAGAAATGGCACTTCTCATCCCGGCAATGAACATATGGGGTCATTTGGATGTGACTCCTATGATATATCTGCTGTAGTAGGTGGTAGGGGGTCAAACGGTTCTTTACATGGCATGACAAAATTCCATATGGATGAAGCTCCTGTAAATGAATTTTTTTTAGAGTATATTGCAAGACCGCAAACTGCGGAGATATTTTTTGAGGAAGTGTTAATGGCTTGTATTTTTTATGGTATGCCTATACTAATAGAAAACAATAAACCAAGGCTACTATATCATTTTAAAAATAGAGGATATAGAGGATTTTGTTTGAACAGGCCTGACAAGTTGTATAACAAGCTGTCTAAGACAGAACGTGAACTTGGTGGTATACCAAACTCATCGGAAGATGTAAAGCAATCACACGCATCTGCCATTGAATCTTATATTGAAAAATTTATAGGAATGGATTTAGCAGGTAACTATAGGGATTCAGATGAAATAGGCACGATGCCTTTTACAAGAACACTAGAAGATTGGGCTAAATTTGATATAAACGATAGAACTAAGTTTGACGCTTCAATTAGCTCGGGATTAGCTATAATGGCTAATCAAAAACATATATATATACCGGAGAAAAAAGAATCAAAAATTAGCATTAACTTTGCAAGATATAGTAATGATGGAAATACAAGTCAATTAATTGAATGAAAGATACGATAATAGACATAACATCTGCTTCATTTCCAAGTCAGTTAGCAACAGACAGCGATAAAGCAACAGAAAAATTTGGCCTACAAGTTGGACAAGCTATTCAATATGAATGGTTTAGAAAGGATGGCGGGTCTTGTAGATTTTATAATCAATGGAGAGATTTCCATAGACTCAGATTATATGCTCGTGGAGAACAGTCTATTGCAAAATACAAAAATGAATTAGCGATTGATGGTGACTTGTCTTACCTGAATTTAGATTGGACACCTGTTCCTATTCTTCCAAAGTTTGTAGACATTGTAGTTAATGGTATGTCAGATAGACTATTTAAAGTTAAGGCATACTCTCAAGACGCAATGTCGCAACAAAAAAGAAGCAGATTCCAAGATATGGTTGAAGGACAAATGGTAGCAAAAGCTCCACTTGAAGTTATTCAACAAAAAACAGGAGTCAATCCATTTATTATGCCCCCTGAAGACTTACCTAAATCAGATGAGGAGTTAATGCTTTATATGCAGTTAAATTACAAACCTGCTATTGAGATTGCTGAAGAAGAAGCTATTAATACAATCTTTGATGAAAACCATTACCAAGATACTAGAAAAAGAATAGACTATGACTTAACAGTAATAGGCATTGGTATAGCAAAACACGAATTTCTTTTAGGTTCAGGTGTATGTGTTTCATATGTAGACCCTGCTAATGTTGTTTATAGTTATACTGAGTCACCAACTTTTGATGATTGTTTTTATTGGGGTGAAATTAAAACACTTCCAATTACAGAACTATTAAAGATTAAACCTTCATTAAAAAAAGAAGAGTTAGAGAAAATATCTAAAAGCAGTCAAGGTTGGTATGACTATTATAATGTATCTCAATTTTACGAAAATAGTTTATTTTACAAAGATACTTGTACGCTACTTTATTTTAATTATAAAACAACAAAGAAAGTAGTATATAAAAAGAAATTACTTGAAGGAGGTGGCTCAAGGGTTATTGAAAAAGATGACACATTTAATCCTCCTACTGAAATGATGGAGGAGAATAATTTTGTTAAAATTGAAAAGACCATTGATGTTTGGTATGATGGTGTAATGGTAATGGGAACAAACATTATCATTAAGTGGGAAATGGCTCAAAATATGGTCCGACCTAAATCATCATCTCAACATGCACTACCAAATTACGTTGCTAATGCTCCAAGAATGTATAAGGGTAACATAGAGTCTTTAGTTAGACGAATGATACCATTTACTGACTTGATACAAATAACGCATTTAAAACTACAGCAAGTAATTGCAAGAGTTGTTCCTGATGGTGTTTTTATTGACGCTGACGGATTAAATGAAGTAGACTTGGGTACAGGTGCTGCATACAACCCTGAAGATGCATTAAGATTGTATTTTCAAACAGGTAGTGTTATTGGAAGAAGTTATACTCAAGAGGGTGACTTTAACAATGCAAAAGTTCCTATTACTCAATTAACTTCAAATTCAGGATTAAGTAAAACCCAAATGTTAATATCTAATTACAACCATTATATGGATATGATTAGGTCTGTAACGGGATTAAATGAAGCAAGAGATGGAAGTACGCCTGACCCTAATTCATTAGTAGGAGTTCAAAAATTAGCGGCATTAAATTCTAATACTGCTACAAGACATATCCTTGAAGGTGGTCTATATATCTATAGAAGTTTAGCAGAAGCATTAACTTATAGAGTAGGAGATATATTAGAGTATGCTGATTTTAAAGATGATTTTGCAAATAAAATTGGAAAGTATAATGTATCAATATTAAATGATATTTCCGATTTGTATATTTATGACTTTGGAATTTTTATTGAAGTATCTCCTGATGAAGAACAAAAAGCACAGCTTGAAGCAAACATACAAATGGCTTTATCTAAGGGCGATATAAATCTTGAAGATGCTATTGATATTCGAGAGTTGAGAAATCTCAAGCTTGCTAATCAATTGTTGAAGATGAAGAGAAGTCAGAAGCAAGATAGGGAAGACCAAAATAAAATGCAAATGCAAGCAATGCAAGCGCAACAACAATTGAAGTCTCAAGAAATGGCAATGCAAACTGCTATTCAAAAAATACAAATGGAGTCTGATGCTAAGTTAAAATTAAAGCAAGCGGAGGTTCAATTTACTATTCAGCAATTAACAGCAGAAGCTCAACTCAAAAAAGAATTGATGGCAGTAGAGTTTGATTACAATATGCAATTAGGTGGATTACAGCAAAACAACTTGAAGACTAGAGAGAATGAGAGAGAAGATGCTAAAGCAAAAAGAATAAGCCAACAAAATACTGAACAATCAAAATTAATAAATCAAAGAAAGAATAATCTATCTCCTATAGACTTCCAAAACAGTGAAGATGATTTAGACGGATTCAATGTTCCTCAAAGTAAACCTATGACTTTTGAGTCAAATGAAGATAGTTTAGATGGATTTGATATGGGGGAATTTTCACCTCGTTAAAATATTAATTTTTTTTATATAACTTTGTAAAAAATAAAATCAAATAAAATGGAAATGAAAGTTAGATTGCTAGACGGAGCAGAAGAAAAAGGAGTTGCTCAAATAGAAGAAGAATTACTTGCAAAGCACGAAGAGTCATTATCGACAGGTAATAATTTTGAACCGCAAGAGCAAGAGCAAGAACAGGAACAAGAATTTGAACCTGAAGAAGAATTAAGCGAAGAAAGAGTTCTTTCATATATTGGGAAAAGATATAATAAAGAAATTAATTCATTTGATGAATTAATGACTGAAAGAAATATCACAGAAGAAATTCCTTCCGATGTTGCTGCTTATATGAAATATAAGAAGGACACAGGAAGAGGGTTTGAAGATTACATAAAGTTAAATAAGGATTTTGACAATATGGATTCTGATGACCTATTAAAGCAATATCTACATTCTACAAATTCAGATTTGGATTCAGATGATATAGATGCATTAATGGAAGATTATTATTTCGATGAAGATTTAGATGATGATTCTTTTATTAAGAAAACAAAGATTGCAAAGAAAAAGGCTATTGGAGAAGCTAAGAAATACTTCAATCAACAGAAAGAACAATACTCTACACCTCTTGAGTCAAGAGGTTTAGATGTTCCGGATGAAGAAAAGGAAGTATTCGAGGCATACAAACAATACACAAAGGAAGCAGCGACTATTGATGAATCAAACAAGCGTAAGCGAGAATGGTTCGACCAAAAGACAAATGAAGTTTTGAACGATGATTTCAAAGGTTTTGATTTCAATATAAACGACAAGAAATTTTCATTTTCTCCCGGTAATCTAAGCGAGATTAAAAAAAATCATTCAACACCACAAAACTTTATAAATAAGTTTTTAGATGAAAATGGTTTAATGAAAGACGCAGAGGGATATCATAAATCGTTAGCTATGGCAATGAACCCTGAAAAGTTTGCTAAGTTCTTTTATGAACAAGGACAAGCTGATGCAACGGATGATGTTACGCGTAAGATAAAAAACATAAACATGTCTGAACGTAAAGTATCTGAAGCAGGTTCAAGAACCGAAGGCGTACAGGTCAAGTCTCTAAGCCCTGACTCCGGAAACGGACTAAAAATTAGAAGTATAAAAAGAATTTAAAAACTAAAACAAAAAAAAATGTCAATATTATCAACACCAACTTTTGGTCTTACTCCTAGTTCGGAGCAAGTTCCATTATCAACAAACTACATAACAAACTTTGACTTTTTAAATCAGTATCTTCCTGATACTTATGAGAAAGAATTTGAGCGTTATGGTAATCGTACAGTATCTTCATTCTTGCGTATGGTAGGAGCAGAGATGCCGTCAAACTCAGACATGATTAAATGGGCAGAGCAAGGTCGTTTACACACTAAGTATACAAACTGTGTTGTAACTGCTGCAGCTGCTGCTACTCAATCTGTATTTACTATTACAACTCCTACAACAGGTGCAGGTGTAATTCAAGCGGGTAACCAAATTGCAATTCGTTTAGGTCAAACAGTTATGATTTATGATAACGCTACAGGTGCATCAAACAAAGGAATTGTTATTGTTGCTCCTGCAGGTACTAACCCTACATTTACTATTACAGTTGCTTATTATGAGCAAGGTGGTCAAGCATTTGCTGCTTCTTCTACTTGTTCTATTTGGGTATATGGTTCAGAATTTAAAAAAGGAACAAATGGAATGTCAGGTTCTTTAGAGGCTGAAGATACTATTTTCTCAAATTCACCAATTATCATCAAAGATAAGTATGCAGTAAATGGTTCAGACATGGCTCAAATTGGTTGGGTTGAAGTAACTACTGAGAATGGTGCTTCAGGATACCTTTGGTACTTGAAATCAGAGCATGAAACTCGTTTACGTTTTGAGGACTATCTTGAAACAGCAATGGTAGAAGCAGTTCCTGCGGGTGCAGCTTCAGGTGTTGCACTACAAACAACATATACTTCAGCCGGTAATAAAGGTTCAGAAGGTGTTTTCTATGTAGTAAATGACCGTGGAAATGTATGGGGTGGTGGTAATCCTACAACTCTTTCTGATTGGGACACTGTTATATCTCGTTTAGATAAGCAAGGTGCTATTGAAGAAAACGTACTATTTGTTAATCGTGATTTTGGATTTGACATTGACGATATGTTAGCAGCACAAAACTCTTATGGAGCAGGTGGTACTTCTTATGGTCTATTTGACAATGACAAAGACATGGCTTTAAACTTAGGCTTTACAGGATTCCGAAGAGGTTATGATTTCTACAAGACTGATTGGAAATACTTAAATGACCCAACAATGCGTGGTTCTATGCCTACAGGTGCTACTGCATCAGGGAACATTACAGGACTTTTAGTTCCTGCAGGTTCAACTAATGTATATGACCAAGTTATGGGTAAAAATGCAAAGCGACCTTTCTTACATGTTAGATATCGTGCTTCTGAAGCAGAAGATAGAAAATATAAGACTTGGATTACAGGTTCAGCCGGAGGTGCTCAAACTAGTGACTTAGATGCAATGGAAGTTAACTTCTTATCTGAGCGTGCTGTTTGTACTTTAGGTGCGAATAACTTTGTATTATTCCGTTACGGAGCATAATAACAAATGATTAAATAAAAAGAGGGACATCAGTGTCCCTCTCTATTTTTTTAGTAACAACTTAAATTAAATAAAATGAAAACAAACACAACATCAGTAGATAAGACCTACAAATTAAAAAGCAATGCAACGCCAATATCTTTTACGTTGCCATCTAGAAACACATCTAGATACCCACTTCTTTATTTTGATGAAGAACAAAACATTAACAGGCCTTTGCGATATGCAAGAAATCAAAAATCACCATTTGAAGATGAGCAAGACGGAAACTTTCTTCTTGAACCAATAATCTTTGATGATGGGTTTTTAACTGTTCCAAGAACAAATCCTGTTCTACAACAATTCCTACATTATCATCCATTAAATGGAAATGCTTTTATAGAAGTAAACAAAACAGTTGATGCTGCAAAAGAAGTTGAAGATTTAAACTTTGAAGTAGACGCATTAATTGAAGCAAGACAATTAAGCATTGAACAACTTGAAGTAGTAAGTAGAGTAATGTTTCAAAAAGATGTTACAAACGTATCAACTGCAGAGTTGCGTAGAGATGTATTAATATATGCTAAAAAAGAACCTAGGTCATTTTTAGAAATACTTAATGACCCTTTACTTAAATTACAATCAAATGTGCAATTATTTTTTGCTCATAATTTATTGCAATTTAGAAATGGACAAAGAGAAGTATGGTTTAATACAAAGAGCAATAAAAAGAAAATGATGGGCATACCATTTGGTGAAGACCCATATGAAACAGTTGCTTTATTCTTGAAGTCAGATGATGGTCTTGAGGTTTTAAAGTTCTTAGAAATAAGTCTAAAATAATTGCTATATTTGTACTTTATTAACCATTTAAACTTTTTAAACAATGGAAAAATTTTTAGGAATTACAGTAACAAATCAACAAGTACAAATAGTATCTGCAACAGGTATTGTATTAATTGAGCAAGACTCTACAACAACAGTTGGGATTCATTACAAATCATCTACAGGTACAGATGTTGTAACAATTACACATGCTGCAGCAGGAGCAGGTGATGAAACTATGCGTGATGCAATTCAAAATGCAGTTGTTGCTGCTTTGACAACATCATGGACAAATGTTTTATACACTGTTCAAAATTTACCTTATGCAGTATCAAATATTGCTATAGCGTAATATTAATTAATTTTAAAACAAAGAGGCACTTTAATAGAGTGCCTTTTTTTTTATTATCTTTGTAGTATGATAAACTCTGTAAGGAATACTGTAATTGCTATTTTAAATAAAAATAACTACGGATATATTTCTCCATCTGATTTTAATTTGTATGCACAGCAAGCACAATTAGAATTATTTATGAAATATTTTTCTGATTATAATACTATTATAAACAAAGAAAATGCTAGAGCATCAGGAACAGATTATGCCGATTTTGGAAAATCTTTTGCTGAACAAGCGGAAGAGTTTATAGTAACAAATCCATTAACAAATACATCAGTAACTACTACTTTATCAAATACATATTACCTTCCATCTTTAATAACCACAGGGGATGAAGAGTATATGATAAATAAAGTATTGTGCTATTCTAAGATACTTTCAAGTGGTGTAAACACATCTGTTGTACCATCACAATTAATAGATTCATTAGCTAATTTTTCTTTAGCAGGAGTTTCAGTTGGAGATATTGTAACTAATACTTCAGTTGCTCCAATGACAACAGCTACAGTAACATCTGTAAGTGCTACAATATTAGGGCTTTCTGCAAATATATTTACATTAGTACCTCAATCTTATAGGATTGTTGATGCTTCAGTTCAAAATGAAGCGGAAAAAGTTTCAGCAGGAAAGATAACATTATTAAATATGTCACCTATTACATCGCCATCTGTTAACTATCCCGCATATACTCAAACAAGTGATTTAATAACTTTTTATCCATCAAGTATTATAAACCTACCATTGCAAGTTGAAGCAACTTACTTTAGATATCCTAAAGAACCTAAATGGACATTTACTTCTTTAGCAAATGGTGAGCCTGTCTTTAACCAATCGCAACCTGATTATCAAGATTTTGAAATAGGCGCTCAAAATGAAACTTCATTAGTTGTTAAAATACTTCAATATTGTGGTATATCAATTAGAGAAACATTAGTTGCTCAATTTGGAAAGCAAGAAGAGATGGAAAACAATGCACAAATACCATAATATATAAAACATGGCATATATATCACAGTATGAATATTATGAGAATAATGGAAACAATCCCGAGGACTTAAATTGGGGTTCGTACCAATATGTTAGTTTAGCTGATATAGTAACTAACTTTCTTTTAATGTACTCAGGGAATCATTCTTTAGTAAACAACGAAGAAAGATATAAGATATTGTTCCACGCAAAACGCGCAGTCCAAGAACTAAACTATGACGCATTTAAAGAAATAAAAATATTAGAATTAAATGTTCCAAATACATTAAGATATATATTACCTTCTGACTATGTTAATTGGGTAAGAATATCTGTATATGAAAATGGTTTATTAAGACCATTAAGTGAGAACATTCAAACACTTTCATCAAAAGCATATCTTCAAGATAACCTTTCAAATATATTATTTGACCAAGATGGAAATGCTCTTTCTCCTCAGTATTCTCAAATAGATTTTGATAGAATTAAAGGAACAAAGAAGTCAATATACTTAAACCAAGCAAGCCAATTTAATGGGCAGGCAGGGTATAACATAGATGGGTATTGGTACTTTGATTATGCTATAGGCGCAAGGTTTGGCTTAAATACAGAAACGGCAAATGCCAATCCTACATTTACAATAGATAAAAAATCAGGGGTTATTAATTTTGACTCAGGAATGTCTGAGAGATTATGTATTCTTGAATATGTTTCTGATGGAATGGAAGGTGGAGATAATTCTTTGATTACGATAAACAAACTATTTGAGGCATATGTTTATGCTTCTGTAAAATATGAAATTTTAAATTCTAAATTTGGTGTTCAAGAGTATATTATTCAAAGAGCTAAAAAAGATAAGCAAGCGTTATTAAGAAATGCAAAAATAAGAATAAGCAATATTCATCCCGGTAGACTTTTAATGAATCTAAGGGGATTAGATAAAATGTTAAAATAATATGCCAAAGTTTACTAGAAATTTTACTGCAGGTAAGATGAACAAAACTTTCGATGAGAGAGTTGTTCCTAATGGCGAGTATATTGATGCGATGAATATCAGAATGGGTTCGACAGAAAATTCTGAATTTGGAGTTATTGAAAACACAAAAGGAAATATTTCACTTACAACCTTAAGATTTCAAAATACACTACTAAGTGTAGACGCTAGATGTATTGGTGCATATGAGGATGGTTCAATAGAAACTATTTATTGGTTTGTACATGACCCTAGTTTTCCATTAGGCAACACAGGTAAACTTGACTTAGTTGTTTCATTCAATACAAACACATTTTCTTTAACGTATCATGTTATTACCATAGATAATGGTGGTGGTGTAGATACAACATTAAATTTTAATCCTCAATATTTAATTACAGGAGTAAATAAAATACAAGAGTTATTATTTTTTACAGATAACTATAATGCTCCAAGGTCAATAAATATAAATAGAAGTTATGCTATACCTTCAGGTTCACCGCTTATTGATGCAGGTAGTGTTCCTGCACAATTACTACTTGAAGAGTCATTGCTTGTAATTAAAAGACCGCCTATAGAATCTCCAACTGTACAGTTAGTAAATACTCAAGGAGAACAGAATTTTATGGAGGAGAGATTTATATCATTTGCCTATAGATATTTATATGCCGATGGTCAATACTCAGCTACATCTCAATGGTCTGACATTGCTTTTACGCCAAATGGTTTTGAATTAACTATTGAGGCATATTTGAATGAGGGAATGATAAATGCATTCAATGCTTGTCAAGTAACTTATTGGACAGGAAACTCTCTTGTTTTAGGTATAGACTTATTATTTAAGCAGTCGGAAAGCAATATAATAAAAATAATTGAGAAACAAAATAAGGCAGATTTAGGTATTCCAAATGATTCACCTAAAACTTTAACATTTGACAATAGTAAAATCTTTACTGTTTTACCTGAAGCTGAGTTATTAAGGTTATATGATAATGTGCCAAGGTTTGCTCAAGCTCAAACTCTTATGGGCAATAGAATTATGTATGGAAACTATGTTGAGGGATATGATTTGGTATCACTTAATGGACAACCATTACAACTTACATATGAAGCAAAGTTAATACAAGAAGCTATAGCATCAGAGGCTTTAGACTCAAGTGCTCAAACTTCTGTTTACACTATAGATGGAAGTCATAGTGTGCCTAATTCTATTTTAAGAATAGATTTTGCTTCTTTTGGCCCAAATTATAATACAACTTTAATAGTTGGGGCTACAATACAAGTCCAATTAGAATTTACACACGATAGTTATACAGGAGGAACTCCTACAACACAAACAGGAAATACAAGTATTTCATTAACATTTACTCTTGCTCAAAATTATGTAAGTCCATATGCTTTATCTCAAAGTACTGAATTTCAAGAATGGGTAGGAACACTTGCAAATATACTTCCTGTATATGACCCTATTCCTGCAAATCCTACTTCTTGTGATGGAAGTACACTTACAGATAAATTTAATTGTAATATACCTACAAATCAAGCTAGTGGTTGGCAAAAAAGAGCTTCAGGAATTACTGCTATAGACCAACCGATAAAAATAATAGCAATAAATACAAACACTTATATTGACTTGCAATTAGTTGCAATGCAATATGAAGATGTAAATAATCTTGGAACTTATGCGTATGAATATTATAGCATAGTAAGTAGTATTGTTACATTTTCAAAACTTGGAAATGCAAGAAGCTTACATAGTAATAGGGGATATGAGATAGGAATTGTTTACATGGATGATTTTTTACGTTCATCAACAGCCCTTGTAAGCCCTTTAAATGTGGTCTACACCCCTTGCTCATCATCGCCAAATAAAAACTCAATACAAGTCACTATACCTGTATCACAAATAGCTCCATATTGGGCGACAAGATATAAGTTTGTAATAAAACCTGACCAAGAAGGATATCAAACAATATACTCAACTCTTGTAGTTCAAGATGTAGACAGTTTATTTTGGTTTTTACTTGAGGGTGAAAATATGCAAAAAGTTGAGGTTGGCGATAGACTTATTGTAAAAAAAGATTCAAATGGTCCAACTGAAAATTGTATATATACAACTGTTTTAGAAAAAATAGCAAAACAAAAAGATGCTGCATTTATTATTGAAGGAGTGTATATGCGTTTAGAAGCAGGTAATTTTGCATCACAGGTTAGTCCTATTCCAATTCATAATGAAGAAGACATTGCTTATTATTCAAAGGACTTTGGTTCTAGTACAGTAGTGCGTTGGTCAGACCCTGCTTTTCCTGTTCCTCCTGCATTATTATACACGGACTTTGATGTCCCTGTTGGGTCTACAATAGGAATTATGTTATATACTTATAGAAAAAAATTAGGTGGTTGTGGAAAAAGAGAGATTAATGCAGCTAACTCTTATTCTTATTTTACTGCTACTCAAAGTTATGCTAACTTAGAAATTTGGTTTTTAGCAAATCAGACATCTATTATGTCTACTTTTAATGCTTTACAACATGTAGATATGTCTATAACATTTAATGGATTACAAGCTTTAGATACTGCTGCAATGAATGTTTTTGTTAGAAGTAATACAGCTAACAATGTTATGAAACTATATATAAATCGTAACCCTGTCAATAATCAGTTAACTTTTTGGATGTCGGGTGCTAAAGCTTGTGGTAACGGCGATTACTATGGAGTAGCAAAACTAGGGTTTTCATTACAAAGAACTACAATAGACCCTGCATTTATATTTGAAACACTTCCAATAGATGCTTTGCCTGATGTGTTTTTTGAAAACAATTTATCATTTGCTATAAATCCTACTACAGGAGAACACGATGGAAATGTGCAAAACCAAGACTTTGCTTTAGGTCAAGATGCAGTTATAAATACAGGTTTCTTTAATTGCTTTTCTTTTGGTAATGGAGTTGAAAGTTATAAAGTTAGAGATTCAATAGTAGGAAGAGAATTTAATCTTGGAGAAAGAGTTACATCTGTTTCTGCTCAAGATTATAAAGAGGCGCATAGATTTTCAGATATAACATATAGTGGTATATATAACCCCGAGTCTAACCTAAACAAATTAAATGAGTTTAATTTAGGACTTTTAAATTATAAATATTTAGAGTCTTCTTTTGGATATATATATGTTTTAGATGGTAGAGAAACAGATGTTCTATGTCTTCAAGAAGACAAAGTATCATATGTATTAGCAGGAAAGAATTTATTGTCAGATGCAGGAGCAGGTAGAGCGTTAACTGCAGTTCCTGAAGTATTAGGAACTCAAATTGCAAGAACTGAAAAATATGGAATAAGCCATAACCCTGAAAGTTATGTTCAATGGGGTGCTGATAGATATTTTACTGATACAAAGAGAGGTGCTGTAATTTATATTCAAGGTGATTCAATGCAAAGCGACCAATTAAGAGTGATATCTGAATTTGGAATGAGAACTTGGTTTAGAGATGAATTCATCAATACTCAAACTACACAGAAACTAGGTGGTTTTGACCCATACATGAATGAGTATGTGCTAACAAGTAATGACATACAAGTACCAAATATAATAGATTGTTTTGAGTGTGGTCAAATAAATTCATTTAATATAGACAATACAGATAAACCTGAAAGAGTAATAAGTTATTGTATAAAGTTAACCAACTGTATTGCAGATGGAAATATTGTATTAACAACATTTGCTCCATCTTCAGGTTTAATTACTTTAGATGTTACTTATGATGGAACTACAACATCAGATAGTATTAATGGAGTTGGAACAATAAGTGTTCCTTATAGTGTAAATAATCCTCTTGTACTTGAATTGCAAATTGTTGTTACTATTGCACCAAATGCAATTGT